ATGGCCACCACCACACCCCGCCCGCTCGACATCAGCGGCCTCGCCGCGTCCTGGGTCCGCTCCCTCCGCGCCCGCAACCTCTCGGCGAACACCCAGCGGATCTACACCCGCGCCGTCGGCGACCTCCGCACCTACCTCCTGGAGTACGCCGCGGACCCCGAGGTGCCGGACGCCCGGCCGGCGCCGACCGCGCTGGAGGGGGAGGGCGGGATCCACCGTGAGCACATCGAGGGGTACATCTCCGACCTCATGGCGCGTACCTCCCCGGGGAACGCACACCAGCACTTCCGGTCGCTGAAGACGTTCTTCAACTGGTGCGTGGACGAGGAGGAGATGGACCGCTCCCCCATGCGCACAATGAAGGCGCCAGCCCTGCCGGACGTAGAGGTGCCGATCATCCCGGACGACGCGCTGAAGAAGCTGCTGTCCGTCTGCAAGGGCAAGACGTTCGAGGACCGGCGGGACACGGCGATCATCATGATGTTCCTCGACACCGGGGCCCGCCTGTCCGAGCTGACGGAGCGCACCCTCGACAAGCTGGACCTGGACGTGATGGTGCTGCACGTCCTCGGGAAGGGGAACCGGGAGCGGCCTGCCCCGTTCGGCCGGGCGTCGGCGGTGGCGATGGACCGGTACCTGCGGGCCGCGTCGAAGCACATCGGGCGGGCGCTGGAGAAGGACGATCCGCTGTGGTTCGCCAGCCGGAGGAAGACGGGGCTGACGATCTGGGGTGTGGGCACGATGATCGAGCGCCGGTGCAAGGAGGCGGGGATCCCGCACATCCACCCGCACCAGTTCCGGCACACGTTCGCGCACCTGTGGAAGGTGCACCGCGGGGACGAGGATGCGCTGATGCGGATCATGGGGTGGCGGTCGCGGCAGATGCTGTCCCGGTACGGGGCGTCTGCGGGTGAGGAGCGGGCGCGGGCTCAGCACCGCGAGCTGAGCCCCGGTGACCGGCTGAAGTAGCCGGACCGGGGCGGCAGCGTCCGTTTCAGTTGGGGTCGTCTCGCGGGCGCGGGGCGACCTCTTCTGTTGTGGCGTCGGCGAGTTCGTGTGCTCCGGTGCCGCGCCGGCACCAGCGCCCGGTGGTGACTGCCTCCTGGAAGAGGTCGGTCAGGGCGTCCACGATCTCGTCGGGTGTGCGTGAGAAATCGATCCCGAGCTCGTACCGGTGGTGGCTGTCGTAGTTCGCGACGGCCGCCTCGCCGTCCAGGTCTGCGATGCGGACCTGAACGTATGGCACCTCTGTCATCCGACCCCCTATCCCGGGCGTACGCAGGCAGGAGCAATCGTACGCCCGTTCGAAATGCACGAGGTTCGATCACTCTACGCGCAGGATCGGTAATAGGGAGGTCACCTAAACGAGTGACTGTGAAACATCCGTGACGGACTGGACTGGCGTTCGAGATCAGTCGTCTTCGTTTTCCGACCTTGCCGCGCGCTCGATGAACTGGCGGGTGGCCGGCATGTCCTCGGCCGTCTTGCCTGGTGCGTGGGCTACGCGGACCACAGTGTCGTCGTCACCGGGGGGCGTGTCGAAGGGGTCGTCGACTTCCAGGCCGATGAACTGGCGGGCCGCAGCGAGTTGTACGCGATCGAGGGGCAGGGAGAACGCGGCGGCAATGGCGCGCACCAGCGGGGGGTTGATCTTCACATCCTGGCCGGAGGCGACTTTCCACAGCAGGTTGGGGCTGGGGCGGTAGCCGGTGCTGGGGTCGACTGCCCGGGCTCCGACTTGTTCCCAGGTGGGGAGTCCGCTGCCGCGCTTGCCGGCGCGCTCGCTCATGAGCTCGGCGAGGGTCTCGGTGTCCCGAGTGGTCATGGGAGGTCTCCAGGTCTGGGTCGTGGGGTCAGGTGTGTCGGCATCCACCTGAGGGGGGTTTCCCACGTCCGGGCTGGATCATTGTCCACAATCGCGTATGGGTATGGCTACTTGGCCTGCGATAAGAGTCTCAAAACCGCTTCGCTTGTGTACGCGAAAGGGGCGCACGTGTGGCTACTGGACACCGGGGCAACGCTGTGCTTAGCTATCCCCATCTCCAAATGGGGATGAGGACCGGAGGACGAGAGTGCCCGACCCGAGATACGACCTGCACGACGGGGATCTGCTCCAGCGCCTGATGAAGAACCCCCTCAAGGGCGGTCGCGTGCACACCGTGCGCTCGCTCGCCGAGGAAGTGGGGGTCTCACCGAGCAAGATTCAGAAGCTGATCAGTGGCGAGCGGCCCGGCATCGAAGGGGCGTACGCCGAGCGCGTCAGCCGAGCAGTCCAGTCTCGACGCAGGGCTCTTTTTTCGCCATCGCCATCCCCATTCGGGGATGGGAATGATCAGGAGGAACCCGATGGACACCGAAGCCCGGAAGCTTCGCGCCCAGCTCGGAGCCCACGCGATGTGGGCGAACACGCTCGACCCCGCGAGCAGGACAGCGAAGGCCAGGTCCGCGGCGAACGGCCGGTTTGAGCGGCTGGCCCGGGAGAAGCACCCGACCGCAAGCGACGAGCAGATCGCCCGGGTCGCGGAGCACCTGCGGAAGGCGCACTTCAAGGCCATGGGCCTGAAGTCGGCGATGGCCCGCAGGGCGAAGGCGAAGAGGCCGGCCGCCGCGGCTGCGGCCTGACCCACCACGTACCACGGGGCCGCCCCGGACGGCAGATCCGGATGCGACCCCTCGGCAGTCCACAACTCTCAGAAATCGAGGACACCGTGACCACATCATCTCAGACCCTGCGGGCGCAGAGCTCGCCGATCCTGCTGCTTACGCAGCTGCTCGCCGACAACCCGGAGTTGCCGGCGGTGACCTACCACATCGACAGCATCATCCCGGGGGAGCTCGCGATCCACGTGCACCACGGGCGGTTCGACCAGTTCGAGGAGTGGCGGACGGTATTGGGGCTGAGCGACCTGGAGGCGCGCACGTTCGGTCAGTCCACGTGGGTGGACGTGGCTGGTGTCGTGCGGGACGTGAAGGTTCGGCTGTCGGGTCACGGCACGGCGGCTGAGGTCGCGGCGTACGTGACTGGCCTGTCGGCGGTGGCAGCGTGAGCGCCCGCGACAAGTTGGCCGCTGCGGTGGCCGAGCACGGCCCGTTCCCCATGCCGACCGGGGACACGGTGCCCGCGCTGACAGAAGCTGCACTTGAAGCGAAGGTCTACGACTCGTTGGTCTCGTTCAATGGCGTGGCCTGCTGGGACATCCTGCGCCTGGCGCAGATGCGGCAGTACCTCGCGGAGCACGTGGCCGCCGACCTGGTGCCTGAGCTGGACCGACTGCGCACCCGGGTCGCCGAGCTGGAGGCGGCGCTCGCCGACGCCACCGAGCCTGACGTGGACGGTGCGGGTCGCACCTACCAGGAGTACAACCCCGGCTCGCGTGATCTGCGCCCGGGTGCTGACGCGGCCCGCCGGATGATCGCCGACCGGCAGACCGCCGAGGACCCGCACGACTCCCCGCTGCACCGCACGTACGAGACGAGCCACGACCTGCCCGAGGTGACCTCGTGATCTGGCTCCTCGCGTTCTCCCTCCTCGTCCTCTCCTTCTGGCTGCTCGAACTCGCCCTCGGAGGCACCGATGCCCGCTGACCAGACGCCCGACGAGGCGGCCGACCCGGCCGACCCGGCCGAGCAGGCCATGCAGGAGGACGGGTTCACGTCCCCGGCCCGGTGGATGCCGCAGCAGATGCGGCACCCGATGTACGCCGCGACCCGCCGCCACCTCGCCCAGCACCCCATGCCGCAGCAGCGCGACCGGAGGGCGGCATGAGGAACCCGACCGACGCCCGGCTGACCGCCCTCCGCACCCTTGCCCGCAGCCACCAGGGCCCCATCACCACCCGCGTCGTCCAGAACCTGTACAGCCAGAAGTTCGGCGCCGGCCAGTGGCAGGGCAAGGCCCGCCAGGATCTGGCGCAGCTCGTCGGGGAGGGGCTCCTCGTCGTCGACGACTCCGACCCCGGCCGCCGGGTGTTCCGCATCAACCCGCAGACGGGCGGTGCCCGATGAGGCCCCGCACCTGGGCGTGGTCCCTCGTCCTCTCCACCGCCGTCTGGTCCGCCATCGCTATCACCATCCTCACCATCCTCCGGGAGTCCGCATGACCGACACCGCGCTGGCCGGGGCTCAGGCCCCGGCCGCCCGGCCGGCCGTCCTCGGATGGTTCGAGCCCGGCACACCCGACTGGCACGCCGCCCGAGCGGCCGGTATCGGCGGGTCCGAGATCGCCGCCGTCATGGGCATCAGCCCGTACGAGAGCAGGTTCTCCCTCTGGCACCGGAAGCGTGGGCTGATCGCCCCCGTCGAGGAGTCCGAGGAAATGTACTGGGGGAAGGTCCACGAGCCTGGCATCTGCGCCCGGTTCGCCGCCCTGCACCCCGAGCTGTTCGTGTCGATGGCGCCGACATACGCCGCGGCCGAGCACCCGTGGATGGTCGCGAACCCGGACCGGCTCATCGTCCCGGCACCCGGCGCCGACCACCCCGTCGAGATCGTCGAGGCGAAGACCGCCCGCGACGACCACGGGTGGGGCAAGACCGGCACCGACGAAATCCCCGTCCACTACCGGGCCCAGTGCATCTGGTACATGCGGGTCCTGGGCGTCACCCGGTGCCACGTCGCCGTGCTGATCGCCGGGTCTGAGTACCGCGAGTACGTCATCGAGTACGACGCAGCCGAGGCCGACCTGATGCTGGCGGCCGGCGCCGAGTTCATGCGGACGCTCCGGGAGAACGAGCGCCCCGACATCGACGGGCACGCCGCCACGTTCCAGACCATCAAGGCCCTGCCGGAGGGCCAGGACGACATCGACATCGAGGTGACGGCCGCCCGCCGCGACCGGTACTTCGCCGCCCTTGCTGCGGCGAAGGACGCGGAAGAGGAGAAGCGGGCCGCGGCTGGCCTCCTCCTCGATGAGATCGGCACCGGCCGGCGCGCGGTGTGCGAGCGGCGCACGGTCGCCACCCGCACGGTCCGCGACGGCCGCACCTACTCCCTTCAGCCTGCACGAAACCGGAGCACCGCCTCATGACCAACACCACCGTCTCTACCGCCGTCGCTGTCCAGGAGAACGGGCCGGGCGCCCTCGTCGCCCAGTGCCGCGGGGACATCGAACTCGTCATGCCGTCGCACCTGCAGAAGCGGGTCGGGGCGTGGATCCGTACCACGCAGGGCCTGCTGCGCCGCAACGAGAAGCTGCTGCAGGCCGCACAGAACGACCCCGGCCAGTTCATGTCCGTTCTCCTGGATGCCGCCCGCCTGGGCCTGGAGCCGGGCACCGAGCAGTACTACCTCGTCCCCCGCTGGAACAAGGCCAAGCGGTGCACCGAGGTCACCGGAGTCCGCGGCTACCAGGGCGAGATCGAGCTGATGTACCGGGCCGGTGCCGTGTCCTCCGTGATCGTCGAGGTGGTCTACGACCGGGACCGGTTCGAGTACCGGCCGGGCCGCGACGAGCGCCCCCTTCACGAGATCGACTGGGACGCGGAGGACCGCGGGCAGCTGCGCCTCGTCTACGCCTACGCCGTGATGAAGGACGGCGCCACGTCGAAGGTCGTCGTCCTCAACCGCGGACACATCGCGAAGGCCAAGGCCAAGTCCGACAGCGCGAACGGGAAGTACCCGCACCTCTCCCCGTGGAGCACGGATGAAGAGGCCATGTGGCTGAAGACGGGCGCGCACCGGCTGACGAAGTGGGTGCCCACCTCGGCCGAGTACATCCGCGAGCAACTGCGGGCGCACGCCGACGTCACTGCCGAGCAGCAGCCCACCGCCCCGGCCGGGTACCTGCCGCCGCCCATCGACACCGACGACGAGGACGAGGACGAGGCGGTCGACGCCGAGTTCGTGGACGAGGAGGCCTGATGCGCCTGCGCCACCGCCCCGCGGTCCCGTCGGTGACCCCGTTCACCCTGGCCCGCCTCGTGCCCGGCACCCGCTACCTCGTCTGCGACACCACCCAGTGCGCGCACAACACCCGCCGCCACATCCCCGCCGGCACCGGCTACCGGTGCACCAGCTGCCAGACCCTGAAGGGGGACCAGTGACCACCAGCCTCTTCGCCCACCAGGCCCCCGACACCCTCGAACCCGCGGACCGGTGGCAGCGGCAGGCCGAGTGCGCCGCCACCGACGAGACGGGCGCCCCGGTGTACGACCCGGAGCTCTGGTTCCCGATCGGTGAAGGCCCTGTTGCCCAGCAGCAGGCCGCCGATGCCAAGGCCGTCTGCTACCAGTGCCCCGTCGTGAACGCCTGCCTGCGGTCGGCACTCGAAGACCATGAGGACGTCGGCGTGTGGGGCGGCCTCGACGAAACCGAGCGGCGCCGCCTCCACGGACGCAGGGCCAGAACACCGGCCGCACCACGCAAGCCCCGCAACCTGCCCGATGTCCTCGCCGCCCACAGCAACCCCGTACCCGGCGGCCACACCGAGTGGACCGGCAGCACCCCCACCATCATCAACCGCGTCTCCTACACCCCCGCCCAGCTTGCCTGGCACGTGGCACACGGGGCGGCTCCGACCGGCCAGGTGACCACGGAGTGCGGGCACCAGGGTTGCATCACCGCGGCGCACCTTCTCGACGCGGCAGGCCGCGCGGAACAACACGGATCCGTCGCGGCGTACAAGGCGCACCTGCGGCGGGGCGAAGAGCCGTGTGAGGAATGCAAGGCCGGCCGTGCAGCCCGCGACAGGGCCCGCCGCACGAAGACCGCGGATGGGTGCGGCACGACGAAGGCGTACTACCAGCACCTGATGGCCGGGGAGCCGGTCGACGAGGCGTGCCAGGCCGCATCGGACGCGTACGAGCAGCAGCTCACCCCGGCCCCGGAACCGGCCGCTTGCGGCACCCGCGGCGGCTACCAGAAGCACCGGCGCAACGACGAGACCGCGTGCGCCCCGTGCCGCCAGGCCAACGCGGACGCGGACCGCCGCCTCCGGAACACCGGCACCACGAAGCCCCTCACCGAACGGAGCGCCGCCTGATGGCCCCCACCGAGATCATCACCACCCTCGCCCCCAGCCCCGGGGCCGTTCCGCACCCGTCGCGGTACACGCACACCGACATCGACGGCGACCGGCTGCTGATCAGCACCGCGCTGCACCCCGACGGCACGCCCGGCATCTACTTCCGCACCGACCCGAACGGCTCGTCCGTCCCGCTCACGGACCTGCCCGCGCTGATCGCCCAACTCCAGGTCATCGCCGACGCGTCCACCGCCGAAGCCGAGGAGAACGCCTGATGGACCAGAAGGAAACCGGAGACCTCGTCTTCGAGGCCATCGCCCAGGCAGTCGCGGGCAACACAGCCGAGGCCGCCACCGCCCTGATGACCATCGGGCAGAACGCCGACAACAACGTGATGTACGGGGTCTGCTGCGCCATCGCGTCCGCCGGAACCCACGCCCTCGGCCTCGTCTACGGCGACCGGGCGCCCACCCCGGAGAACGGCATGTACGTCCTTCAGGAGCTGAAGCCCGGAGCGATGAAGGCCGACCCGCCGAAGGCGTTCGCCGTGCGGTTCCTGACCGCGTACGCGAACGGCGACACGGCTACCTGCATGGCCCTTTTCAGCGCCGCGCTGCGCTCCTCCGACGACGAGTTCGTCGACTCGGTGTGCACGCTCCTCGCGGACGTTGCCGGCATCTACCGCCTTGCGCTGAAGCGCTGACCCCCTGGCCCGGGGCCGCTGTGCCCCGGGCCCACCACCCGCACCACCACGACCGTACGGAAGAGGACCGATGGGCTACGAGCTCCGCCGGCAACTGCGTGAAGTGCTGGGACCCGACATCAACGGGCTCCAGCGGGCCGTCGCCCTGGAGATTGCCGACGACGCGAACGAGAAGACCCGCGAGAGCTGGGCCACCCTCGAAGACCTCGCACGGTGGACCGCGGCGAAGGACCCGGCCGTTGTGCGGAACGCGTTGAAGCGGCTGTCCGCGTCGGGCTGGGAGTTCCGTGTCCCGATCGGTAAGGGCAAGGACGGCCGGGTTCTGTACGCGGTGCCCGGTACGCGGATGACGTTCATGGTCCCGCCCTTCGAAGGGGTAGCCGTGGCTACCCCTAAGGGGGAGCAGGGGCTACCCCAAGGGGGAGCGGGGGCTCCTTCTGAAGGAGCGGGGGCTCCCCCTTCCACCCCCCAAGGGGGAGCAGGGGCTCACTCAGAAGGAGCCGGGGCTCCTTCAGAAGGTGCCGTGGCTCCCCCCTTCTCCTCACCCCCTCACTCTCCTCACGTAGATAAAAACTCTTCACCCACGCCGCCACCCGCCGATCACCACCTCGACGCCTTCGGCGCGTTCTGGCTGAACTACCCGAAGAAGCGGGCCCGCGAAGAAGCGAAGAAGGCATGGATCGCCGCCCTCGAACGCGGCGCCGACCCCAAGCGCATCGTCGAAGCCTCCCAGGCATACGCCCGCGAGCGCGCCCAGCAGGACCCCACCTACACGAAGTACCCGGCGACCTGGCTGAACAAGGGCTGCTACGACGACGAGCCCGACCCGGCCCCCGGCCTGCCCCAGCTGCGCGGCGTACTCGGCGCCGTCGCACCGCTCAGCCCGCAAGCCGCCCGACGGCAAGCCAGCCGGAACGTCCTCGACCAACTCTCAGACCAGCTCCGTGCAGCAGGAGGCCACCAGTGACCCCCGACCAAATTCCCGATCTCCTAAAGCAGGTCTCCTACGCCGACCCGCGGATCCTTCCCGAGGACCCGCAGGAGATCGCAGGACTCGCCGGCCTCTGGGCCGTCGTCCTCGCCGACGTCCCCGCCGAGTTCGCCATGCAGGCCGTCGGCGCCCACTACGCCAAGAGCCCGTACCCGATCAAGCCGTCCGACATCAGTACCCGGTGGCAAGCCCTCGTCCACGACCGGATGTCCCGGCACACCGGCACCTTCGAACCCACCGCCCACCCCGAGCTCGACCCCGACGACGAAGCCGGGTACCGGCGGGCGCTCGCCGCAGAACGCCGGGCCGTCGTTATGGGCCAGCAGCCCCCCACCCCTCTCGCCGCGATCACCGCGGGCCCGGCCGCCGAGGAGGTGGAGCGCCGCATGGCCGCGCTCGGCGACTACATGCCCCGCACCGTCCGCGACGCCCTCGCCCCCTACCGGCCCGCCGCAGCCGCCCGCGTCGAAGCCATCCGCGAAGGACGCCCCGACGCGCTCGCCATCGCCTGCCCGGTGGAAACCTGCCGGGCCGCAACCCGGCAGCCGTGCACCGCACCCCGCCGCGGCGGCGGCCGACGCCGCCTCAGCCAGCCCCACCCCTCCCGCCTCGACGCAGCCGAAGGAGCAGCCGCGTGACCCCGTTCCCGCCCGGTGCCGTCGACGCCCTCGCCGCCGGCCTGGAGGACTACCGCCTCACCACGCCCACCGACCAACAAACCCCCGCAGAAGCCGCCGTCGCCGCAGCCGCATACCTCGTCGCCCTCGGCTACACCGTCCACCTCCGGGAGCCCGCGTGACCGCCGCCCTGACCCGCACCCGCCGCCTCCTCGACACCCCGCCCACCCCACCCGTCCCCGGACAACTCGACCTGGAGCACACCGTGACCGACCTCCCGCCCCGCGAACCGAACGGGCTCCGCGTCCTGGACGCCTGCTGCGGAGCCGGTGGACTGTCCATGGGCTACTACCTCGCCGGATACGACATCGTCGGCGTCGACATCAACCCGATGCCGAACTACCCCTTCGCCTTCGTCCAAGCCGACGCCGTCGACTACGTCGCCGAACACGGGGCCGGGTTCGACCTCATCCACGGGTCCTGGCCCTGCCAGTACTTCGCACGGGTCACCGCCTGGCGCGGCAACCGCGACGACCACGAAAACCTCATCCCCGCCGGCCGCCAGGCCATGCAGTCCACCGGCCGCCCCTGGATCATCGAGAACGTCCCCGAAGCATCCTGGGCCGGGGCCCTGCGCCCCGACTACCTGCTGTGCGGTTCCCAGTTCGGGATCAACGTCCGCCGTCACCGCGTCTTCGAAACCTCGTGGGGCGGCGGCGGGGACCTGCTCCCCCCCTGCTGGCACCACAAGGGCCTGCTCCCCTTCGAGCACAAGGGCGAGCGCGCCTACGCCGACGCCATGGGCTGCACCTGGATGACCAACGTCGAAGCCCGCCAGGCCGTGCCCCCGGCATACACGGAGTGGATCGGCCGACAGTACCTCGACCACCACACCGCACCCACCGCGGCATGACCAGCAGTACGCCCGCCCCTGCTCGTAACAGGGGCGGGCGCCCGACCACCCTACCGACCCCGCATTCCGCCCTGGAGGGCCCCATGTCACCCACACCCACCAACCCCACCGACCGGCTCCGGGCCGCTATCGAGGAGGCGCTGCTCACGACCCGACGCACCGGCTACGACGGGGCCGCCGCACACGGCCAGCACCGGTACGACGCCCGGTGCGCCCTGTGCGCCGCCGACGTGGAAGCGCTGACTGAGGCAGTGGTCCGGCGGGTCCTCGGCACCCCGACCACGAACACCGAGACGCCCGCGCCCGCCGCCGACCTGCCCGCGGTCCTCCGCGAGGCTGCCGACGACCTCACCGCACTGGCCGCACCCGACAGTGAGCGGGGTACAGGGGTCCGCTGGGCCGCCGACCACCTCCGCCACAAGGCCGACCAGGTAGACACGGGCGGCGACGACGAGGTGGACGACACCTTGCATGCCTGCCCCGACCGTTGGGCTGGCCCGAACTGCCGCTGCTTCGACGCCGACACCGTGGAGCAGCCCGACGAGCAGCCGCTGACCGCTGCACAGCGCGAGTACGTCACCGCCCAGTACGACCTCTTTCAGCTCGCCGCCCACGGCCACTACACCTACGCCCCGCTGCACGACCGCAAGACCGGCGCCTACCTGAGCACCCAGCAGATCAAGGCCGGGCAGCAGGACTACAACGACCGCCTCCGGGCGGCACAGGCCCGCTCCGAAGCCGCGACCATCCGGGCCGCCGCCGACTGGCTCCGCACCGAGTACCCGGGCCCGGACCTCGACGCCCACATTCGCCGCGCTGCTGACGCGCTCGACCGGTACGCCGCCCTCCCCGCCCCGTGACAGCCGCCCGTGCCGTCCTGCCCCTGGCCCTCTGCGGCGCCATCAGCACCCTCGCCGCACTCCTCATCCGACACGGGCGGACAGGACGGCACACGGGCACACAGCAAGCCGCAACCACACACCCACCGAAGGAGCACCCGATGACCGAGCCCACTGACCCGTTCCGTATCGCCTCTGCCGTCTGGCAGGACCTCTGCGACTACCAGCCCGGAGCGGCGGCAGCACTCACCGTCCAGCTCAAGGCCATGCCCGAGGACTGGCCGCTCCGCGTCTTCGGAGTCGGCCGCCCCGACGCAGCAACGGCCCTTCCCCCGGCCGCCCACGGCGAAGTCTTCGACGACATGCGACCCGAGATCCCCCCTTACGCCGAGCACAGCTTCGACGAGTGCCCCGCCTGCATCGAAGCCGAGGACAACTGCCGCTACCACAAGGGCTACGCCACCGGGCACCACGAGGCGCTGCAAGCCGAACTCGCCGCGGTCAAGGCCGACCCGACGATCACGCTCAAGGACTTTCTTCAGCGACAGGCCGACCACGCCGACGCCCCCGCCTGACCTCGCGCCCACCCCGTTTCGTGGCCGCCCCACCCCGGGGCGGCCACCCACCCGGAAGGAACACCCGTGACCGACGAAGACCGCCTCCACCACCTCCTCGACCGGCTGCGACGCGGCGCCCTCCTCGAAGCCGAAGGGGAACAGCTCGTCACCGCCGTCACCAAGCTGGCCGACCGGGCGGAGGGCGCCGAGGCTGCCCGGGACCGCCTGCTCCGCTCCTGCGACAGACGGGCCGCTCGCATCCGCGACCTGGAGCAGCGGGTCGCCGAGCTCACCGCCGGCCAATGCACCCACGCCCTCGCCGTCTGCGAGCAGCACCACCGGGTGCCGGTCGCCGGGTGCCCGTACCCCCGGTGCAAGGCCGCCGCGGCACGCACCACCGCCTGACCCCGCCCCACCCGCACCCACGCACCAGGAGCAGCCACGTGAGCACCGCAGCCGCCGACCTCCGCACCATCGCCACCACCTGGGTCGACCTCAACGACGCCCTCGGCGCACCCACCGTCCTCGGCGGCTTCGGCCGCGGGCTGTCCGCCTACCTCGCCGCCACCAACGCCATCGACGCCGAGGAGCTCGAAGCGCGCGGCCACCGCGCGGCAGCACTCCGCCTGTTGGAGCGCGACCCCGCGCAGCTCGGCGACCGGCCCATCCCGATCCGGCTGCAGGTGTACGCGACCATGCGCACCGTGGAGGCTGCCCTCGTCGGGTGCGCGTCTGCGGTCGCCGAGTACGTTCAGCGCCCGCCCATGGCGATGCCGGCGCCGCGGCGTGCCGCCTACGCCCGCACCCGGGCTGAGCGCCTCGTCTGGGAAGACCACGCCCGCCGTGTGCAGGCCGCACAGGACGACGCCGCGGACCCCCGGCGGTGGAAGTGGACCGGGGCCGCCCCCAGCGCCCCGTACACCGCCCTGTGGCTCCTCGCCCGCATCGAGGGCAAGCCGGGACCGTTCCGGCCGCTCCAGACCGCCCAGCACCGCCACGTGGCTGCCGTCGCCGCCGAAGCCCGGCACCGCATCGAGCAGGCCCTCGACACCGGGGCCGAAACCGCCGAGCTTGCCCGCCCCTGCCCCGACTGCGGCGGCACCATCAAGGTCTACGGCGGGGCCGGCACCTCCCCACTCGCCAACTGCGCGCAGTGCGGCGGCGTGTGGTCGGAGCTCGGCGCCGTCGCCTGACCCCGGACAGCACGAAGCCCCCGACCACATCCCGGTCGGGGGCTCGCTCGTGCGCGCGCTACTCCGCGGCCGGCGGATGCAGGTCCGTCCGCGCACCCGGGCGCAGCTTCCGCCCGGCGAAGTACGGGCGCGCCAGCCGGTAGTCGACCGCCTTGGACCGCCCGATCTGCACGACCGGCGGGAACGCCGGATCCTCCCGCGACAGCTGTGACACGCGCTGGTGCGTCATCCGCTCCACCACGCCGTCCGCCAGGAGTCGCCGGGCGAGCTCTCTGAACGACACCATGTCTGGCCCTCCTTCTTCGTCGGCCATGGCACCATCCTCCCCGACCTCCTTGCCATATGGCAAGGAGGTCGCTACGGTCGTATCTGGAAACGGGAAAGCCCCCGGCCCGGCGCTGACACGCCACATGGACCGGGGGCGGACCCACCCACAACCATCACGAAGAGGCAGGTCCGTCATGGATCGTATCCGCGCCACGAGCGCCTCCGCAGCCCCCGGTGACTCCGACCCGGACATGGACGAGGCCCTCCGCCGCGTCCGCGCCAGCCGCCCGGGGGTGGCAGCGTGATGGACGCCCTCGACATCGAGCTCCAGCACCTCCTCACGACGCCCACGCTCGCGAACCAGATGCTCACCGCGCTCGCGTCGTCCCTCCAGTCCGAGGACCCGTTCGAGGCGCTCACCCTCGACACCCTCAACGCCACGCTGGACGCGGTCGCCTACGTCCTCACCGACGGGGTGCCCGTCGTCGTCGCCATGGAGGCCACCGAACGGGCCGCCCGCGCCCTCCCCACCATCCACCCCGGGGAGACCGCCGACACCTACGCCCTTCGTATCCTCACCATCGCGAAGGGGCTGTGATGCTGAGCCTCCCCAAGGGCCTCTCGCCCCTCGTCATCCCCGCGGCCCTGCTCTCCGGTGCGTCGCTCGCCTGGACGACCTGGTCCCTCGTCGACCTCCTCGGCACCGGGCCCATCGGCCTCACCGTCGCCGCCGGGGCGGACATCGTCTGGGCGTCCGTCATCGTCGCCGAAGCCCGCGGCCTCCGCATCACCGTCAAGGGCTTCAACGTCGTCCCCGTTATCGGGTGGCTTGCGCTCCTCGCCGTCGCCGGGCTCCTCGTCTGGCACGGCATCCGCGCCGACAGCATCCCCATGGCCGTCGCCGGGCCCCTCCTCCCTCTCGGCTCGAAGGTCGTGTGGCTGCTCGCCCTCGCCGACATGCGCGACCCCGCAGCCCTCACCGACGAGGAACAGGCGGTCCTCGCCCGCATGGAACGCGGCCTCACCTTCGAGGAAGCACGCCACCGGGTAGAGATGCGGCGCCGCGAGATGACCGCTGAGCTCTACCTCTCCGAGGTCGACGTCGACTTCCGTATCGAGCGGAGCCGCCAGGACAAGGGGCGTGAGCTCCAGCGGCACCGCAGCCCCCTGGAGCTCACCGCGCACAACCCCGCTGAGCCCCCGGCTCACCGCGCTGAGCCCCCGGCTGAGCCCACCGCTCAGCACGATGAGCCCACGCACCTGCTGCACTCATCCATGCAGGTCGCAGCGGCTGAGCCCCCCGCCCAGCAGGACGCACCCGTCCGCGGCTACTTCGGGTTCTCCGCTCAGCTCACCGGACAGCAGGCTCAACGGGCTCAGGCCGTTGAGCGCGTCGCTGAGCTCCTGGCTCAGGACCCCGGGCTCACCTCGGCTCAGGTCGCCGAGCGGCTCAACGTGTCCGCGGCTACGGCGAAGCGGTACCTCCGAGACGCGCGGCCGAAATGACTGACCTCCTCGGCTGGTTCTTCGCGGTCACCGCCCTCGGAGCCCTCCTGATCCTCGGCGCGCTCGTCCTCCACGCCGTGCCCCGGATCCTCGCCACCCTCGCCCTCATTACCACGCTCGCCGCACTCGCCGCGGCCATCCCGCACTGAGGAATCCATGAACATCGTCACCGTCGGCGGCGTCACCCTCGGCCTCGCCCTCCTCATCTGGCACATCACCACCTGGTGGCCCGGCACCAAGACCCTCCGCACCAACCCCGCCGGACACGCCGGCGCCCTCCTCCCCTTCCTCGCCGCATGGGCCTACGGAGTCCTGACGATCCTCACCGTCGGCGGCATCATTGGCTGGATCGCCGACACCACCCTCTGGATCAGCAACTGGCTGGGGGACGTCGCCCTCGTCTGGGGCGTCGGCGGGGAGCCCGGGCAGACCGCCGGGACCGTCGCCTACCTGCCCCTCACCCAGACCGGGACCGCCCTCGTCCTCCTCCTCACCGTTGCCGTGCTTGCCGCGGTGAAGAAGAGCAGGTGGGGCTCGGACATCAAGCGCGGCGCCTGGTGCGGCATCTGCCTCGGCACGTCCGCCGGCGTCGCAGGTTTCGCCGCGGTGCCCCTCGCGCAGGCCGCGAACTGGGCGGGCGGGGCCCTGTACGGAGTCGTCGCGTGACCCGCCGGGAGCGGGCCCCGGAGCCTGAGCCGGAGGAGACCGAGGAGGAGCCGGAGGCGCCCACGGAGGGCAGTCCCGGGGCTGGGGCGTGTGTCCTCGTTGTCCTCGGCGGGGCGGTCACCGCAGGGGCGTTCGCGGCCTCTCCGACCGTCGGTGTCCTCGGCGTCTGGGCGGTCGGTGCGGGGTCGGTGTGGTGGTCGTGCAGGCGATCGATGCGGCGTGCAGCTAACCCCGCTCCCCCACCGGTCCAGAAGCGGCCCTCTTGCAGTGAATGCGCAGGTCACACCCTGATTGGGGCCGTCCCCCTCTCGGGGGCCCAGAAGGGGATGTTGATCTACAAAAGCGCCCCGCCGGACCGCCCGAACCACACCCACATCCACCTCGCCCCCCAGCCCTGACGGCTCCCCGCGGCGCCCGTCACGCACGGACGCCAAGGGGAGCCGGGACAGCCCCGAGCCCACCGAAAGGACCCGCCATGTTCGGCAAGAGCAAGCGCCCGACCGTGACCACTCCCGCCGCGCAGCCCAGCGACCAGTACCGCCTCAAGCGCACCGGCCAGCAGGTCACCCTCCTGGAGCACCTCCGCGGCGGCGAAGTCCGCATCGCCATGGACAGCGACGACATGCTCCGCGACGACATCGTGAGCGCCGACGACATCACCCCTGCCTGACCTACCGCCGATCTACCCAACCAGGAGGACCCGCCCCATGCCCATGCACGCCATCCCTGAGACAGCAGCCCTGCCCCACCTCGACCCCCGGTACGTCACCACGGTCCCCGTCCGTGTGATCGCCGACGACGGGACCACCGCCACCGTCCAGATCGAGGGCTGCGGCATCCACCTCCGCCAGGGCGCCGTTCACGACGTTCCCTCCAGCACCGTCGAACGCCGCTAGCCCCCGTGGGCGGCCGCATCACTGCCAGGCGACCGGCCACCCACGGGCCCCTATCCCACTCACGAGACAGGACCCGCATCATGGCACTGGAGAAGCAGATCAGCATCAGCGACCTCGCCCGCCGCAACCAGGCGTCCCAGCAGAAGCGCGCCGCCGAGAAGGCCAACGGCGGCACCGCGAAGAAGGGATGATGGACGGCATGAACCTCTTCAAGGTCACCGTCACGCCCGAGCAGGAAGCCGCCATGCAAGAGCGCATCACCGAGGCATTCGCCCTCATGACCCGTGCACTCACCGAGCTGGACCGTTCCTACCGGTTCGGTAGGAGTGCCGAGCACCCTGGCCTCATCGACGTGACGGACGCCGCCACCCACCACATGGGCGTCATGGTGGATCAGGTCCGGTCACTGAACGAGGACCGAGTGGCAGAGCTGCGCGCGGCGAACTTCGCCCGGCAGTAGCCTCACTTTGAGGACCGAGCCCCGCCGTACACCCCCGTCGGCGGGGCTCACCCATGCCCGGGGTCTTCCCGCCCACCACCGACCGGCGTACCGTGATCCGTCCGACGGCGGGAGTTGAGAGGGCCACGTGCCCCCAGGGGTGCGGTCGGCGAGCTGCGACGCCGCCGACTCTTCACTCCCGCCGCCGGACCACCCGCACTACGCCTGTAGTTGCGCACCGTCACCAACACCGGCATCATGGGGCGCAGATCCGGCATGCCCAGACACAGACCCACCGCATAGCCGATGATGACCCCCTCACCACGCACCATCCCAGGGGGGACCATGCGCACCAGACTCACCCTCGCCGCCCTCGCGGCCACCCTCACACTCAGCCTCACCGGCTGCGGCTACAGCGCCGACGACTGCGCCGCCGCCATCGACGACACGTCAACCAAGACCAACCGGCCCACCGAGTGCCAGGACATCTCAGACGACGACTACGAGACGCTCCTCCTCGGCTACATCCTCCGGAACAAGAACCTCCTCCCGACCACCGAGTAGCAGGAGGTGGCGCCCGTGGCCGGCAACCCCCGCAACGGGCGCCGCTACCGGGCCCTGTGCGCCTGGCTGCGGGCCCAGCGCCTCCCATGCTGGCTCTGCGGCCACAACATCGCCTACGAGGTCCGTGGCCCCGAGGCGGGCAAGCACCCGCTCGCGTTCACCCTCGACCACGAGACGCCCCTGTCGAAGGGCGGCGACCTCCTCGACCCTGCCAACGCACGCGCCGCACACCGCCGGTGCAACAGCGCGAGGGGCAACCGGACCAGCCTGCCGCAGCAGCGAGCCTCACGGAGATGGTGACCATGGACAGCAGCGCAGCGCCCCCGCGGGGCACCGTGGCGCACAGAGAGTGGCTCGCACAGCAGCAGTGCACCTGCCCTCCGCCACAGAGCGACGAGGTGCAGTGCTGGCACACCGAGCCCGGCACCCCCTGCGACTGGAACATCTGCCGCCAGCCCGAGCGCCTCGCCGCCGGAGACATCGGCACCGACCCCAAGGACACGCCACCCACGCGGCTGCTCAACCTTCAGGGGCGGTCACTATGGCCAAGTTGATGGACGCGGCAGCCCTTCGCCGCCTTGCCGACGCGCTTGATCGGCTGACCGAGTCGACCACCCAGCACGGCGTCACCTACTGCGCATACGGCCAGCATCACATCCAGATCGAGGGCGTCACCCTTGCCGTCGACAGCATCGACGAGGGCGACACGGTGCGCTACGGCGTCGACCTCAGCGCGCCCTGAAGAACACGGAGATGGTGAGACGATGACAGACGTGACCGAGCCGACCCTGACCCTCTTCAGCCGAGACCTGCTGTCGAAGTGGGGCTTCAACGACGGCAACGACCCTGAGTGGTGGCTCCACTGGTGCGACAGCCAGGGCATCGACTACAACGCGTTCGACTTCCCCTGGGCCGCTGTCGTCCGCAAGCACCTCGTCCCTGCCATCGTGCAGACCGTGACCGTCGTGGACATCGAGACGAGCCACAACCCCATCAGGGTGGAGACCGTAGACGGGACCGACGTCCGCGAAGCCTGGTACGGCCGAGCTGAAGCACCACCCCTCACCCCCGACCACGTGGACGTCCCCATGGCCGAGGTACTCCGGCTGGCACTGACCGAGGCCGGGCTGACGGACCCGCCACTCAGCGGAGGCGTGACGCTCTGACCAACGGGAGGTGACGCCGTGCTCTACGTCGTCACCGGCCCACCCGGAGCAGGCAAGTCCTCGTACATCCGAGCCCACGCCAAGGCGTCAGACATCGTCATTGACCTCGACCTCATGGCCCTCGCCATGGCCGGCCCCGGCGCCGACCACCACGACCACCACCCGGCACTACTCCGCGTAGTCCACCGGGCCAGGCAGGCAGCCATCCATGAGGCAGAGCGTCACCTGGATCAGGTCGACGTCTATCTGATCCACACGATGCCGCAGGCCAAGGCTCGCGCGCACTACAAGCGACTTGGCGCGAAGGTCGTCACCGTTGACCCCGGCGAAGCCATCGTCCGCCAGAGAGTCAAGGACATGCGCCAGCCAGCCATGGAAGCCGTCGTCACCCGCTGGTACCGGGACAGGCGCAAGGGCGGATCACGGGCAGTGACACGGCAGGCATCACGCACCTGGTGACCACCGAACGCAGCCAGCCGAGCCGCGCCAGCGGGGAGAGCTGGATCAAAACTTCAGCGCACATACGGGCGACCCAAACGCCCTTGTCGCCCTGTTTTTTACACGGGGCCCATCGATCGCTAATCACCCGAGCCTTGAAGCTGACCCAATTAGTGGCTTCACTCTGCGTGACATGACACTGTGTAACCATCGGGGGTGATCATGTCAACCGTCGCCGAAGCGATCACCACCGAGCTTGACCAGCTTGGCGTGGCCGATAAGCACCCTGGCCTCGCGCAACTCGCCATCACCCTGGCCACGTCGGTCGACCTTCCCGGCAATGCGACTGCACAGGCGAACGCCGCACGGGAACTACGCGCCGTGATGGAAGACCTCCGGAAGCTGGCACCGGTCGCGCAGGACATGGACCGGGTCGACGAACTGGCCCAGAAGCGGGAGGACGGCCTTGTCCGTGCTCGCCGAGCCTGAGCTGAAGGGTGCGCAGACGCCCCGCCTGTTCACCGCCCCCACTTCGTTCCTGTCCTCGTCCGGCCAAGAGGCGGTGGAGCTCGCCGCGATGGCGGGTCTGCACCTGTTCCCATGGCAGCAGCACGTCCTGGACGTCGGCATGCGGGAGCGCAAGGACGGTAAGTGGGCGTCGTTTGAGTGCTGCGTGAACGTCCCCCGACAGAACGGTAAGGGCGGGATCATCGAGGCACGCGAACTGGCGGGCCTGTTCCTGCTGAAGGAACACCTGATCGTCCACTCTGCGCATGAGTTCAAGACCAGCCGCGTCGCGTTCCAGCGCATCCAGTCCCTAATCCTCGGAACCCCTGACCTGCGGAAACGTGTGAAGCGGGTGCTGAACAACACGACGGAGACGTCGATCACGCTGGTCACCGGGCAGAGCTTGCAGTTCATCGCCCGCTCTGGCGGGTCCGGTCGTGGGTGGACTGGCGACTGCAACATCCTCGACGAGGACATGATTCTCGGTGACGACGCCATGGGCGCTCTGATGCCGACGATGTCCGCGGTGCCGAACCCTCAGCTCTGGTACCTCGGTAGCGCGGGCATCGGTTCACCCTCGGTGCAACTGGCGCGCCTGCGCCGCCGCGCTCTGGCTGCGCTGGAGTCCGGCCAGCCTGACCCGTCGCTCGCGTACTTCGAATGGTCGGTTGACCCGCACAACGACGAGTGCTCGCCAATGTGCACGGACCACGACGGCTCGGACGACCCGCTGTCGTGGGCGAAGGCGAACCCCTCGCTGGGCTACCTGATCAGCCCGGAGTTCGTCCGCAATGAGCGGGCGTCGCTCGGCACGTCCGGCATCTTCGAGCGTGAGCGTCTAGGTGTGGGCAGCTACCCGTCCGATACGGAGGACACGTGGCGGATCATCGCAGAGGACGTGTGGCGGGCCCTGGCGGACGGCACGTCGTCTATGGCTGACCCGGTGGCGTTCGCGGTCGACGTGACGCCGGAGCGGTCGCACGCGGCGATCTGCGCGGCCGGGCGGTCCGGCGAGGCGGTGCATGTCGAGGTCGTCGACCACCGGCCAGGCACCGGTTGGGTCGTGGAGCGCCTCGTGGAGCTGGTGGAGAAGTGGGAGCCTTGCGCGGTCGTCATCGACCCGGGCGGCCCGGCCGGTTCGTTGATCCCCGCGGTGCGTAAGGAGCTGGAGCTCCTCGGCCTGCCGGACCTCCTGATCGAACCGAAGACCCGTGAGATCGCTGGTGCGTCCGGCCAGTTCTTCGACGCGGTCGCCTCGCAGGCGATCGTGCACCTGGACCAGGCCCCTCTCGCTACGGCGCTTGCCGGGGCGGACAAGCGTCCTGTAGGCGATGGGTGGGCGTGGGCGCGGCGTGGGGTGTCCGTGGACATCAGCCCGCTGGTGGGCTGCACGCTCGCCGTGTGGGGCCATGCGGAGCGCGCGGACGTGGAGCCGGAAGGGGCGCCGAACCTGTGGTGAACGTCGCGCTGTTCGTACTGGAAGTTCTTTTCGTGCTTGCCGTCGTGGCGGGTGTGGCCATGTGGTCGGTCCCGGCCGCGCTGATCCTGGCCGGCGTCCTCGGGGTGCTGGCCGTCGAACGTGAGCAAGGACGACGGAAGGGGACGACATCGTGAGCCTCTTCGGGATGTTCGAGCGTCGAGCCACGGTGGAGTCCCCCACGACGCCCCTGACTGCGTCGTCGCTGTCCGCGCTGCTGGGTGGCGGGGCACCGGTCGAGGCGGGCGTGAGCGTCACGGAGACGGGCGCCCTGGCGATGCCTGCGGTGTGGCGGGCGGTGTCCGTCGTGGCGAACGTGTCCGCGTCGCTGCCGCTGCATACGTACACGGTGGGCACGAAGGACCGGGCCGAGGTCGCGCTCCTGGAGGACCCGCACCCCGAGCTGACCCGCTTCGAGCTGTGGCGGCTGGTGTACGTGCACCGCCTGCTGTGGGGCAACGCCTACCTGCAGAAGGTGACCAACGGCGGCGGGCAGGTCGTTCAGCTGTGGCCGATCCGCCCGGACCGGGTGAAGGTCGACAAGGAACAGCCCAGCGAGGACAACCCGTCCGGCAAGGTGTTCTGGATCCAGACGGAGTCCGGCGGCCGGGTGCGGCGCACGTCGAAGGAGATTCTGCATCTGCCCGCGCTGGGCTACGACGGGATCACTGGGTGCTCGCCGATCCGCGCGGCTGCGCAGGGCATCGGGCTGGGTATCGCTGCGGAGCGTGCCGCGGGGCGGCTGTACGGGTCCGGCAACATGATCTCCGGAGTTCTGCAGACCGAGCAGCGGCTGAAGCCGGACCAGGCCGCGGCGCTCAAGGCTGGGTGGAAGGCCCGGTACGGCGGCGGGCAGGCCGCGCACGACGTGGCCGTCCTCGACTCCGGGGCGAGCTTTCACCCGGTGACGATGCCGTACAAGGACTCCCAGTTCCTGGAGTCCCGCATGTTCCAGGTCACCGAGGTCAGCAGGATGTTCGGCGTCCCGCCGTTCCTACTCATGTCCACGGAGAAGTCGACGTCGTGGGGCACGGGGCTGGAGCAGCAGGCGCAAGGTTTCGTGACGTGGGACCTTGCGCCGACGTGGCTGACGCCGACTGAGCAGCGCGTCACGAAGGAATTGCTCCCGAAGACCATGTACGCCAAGTACCAGCTGGGCGGCCTGCTCCGCGGCGACTCTGCAGCGCGAGCGACGTTCTACCGAGCGATGCGCGACACCGGCGCGTTCAGCGCGAACAACATCCTCAGCCTGGAAGACCTGCCGCCCATCACCGGGCCCGAGGGTGACATGCGGCTGCAGCCGCTGTACATGGCGCCGCTGGGCTACGACCCGAGTGTGAAGGCGCCGGCGGATCTCCCGCCGGACGCGGACCGGGCGGCGCGGGCCGCCGACCATCTCGCCAAGGCCGCGGCTCTCATGGCTGTGCCGGAGACGAAGGAGGGCAGCGATGCCGAAGACGACTGAGCGCCGCGACCTGAGTCTGGCCACGGCCGGGCTCCAGGTCCGGGCCGCCGAGAGCGGGGCGTCCGGGTTCGCCGGGCACGCCGCCGTGTTCAACTCACGGACCGCGATCGGCAATCCGCTGACCTGGGGTTTTTACGAGGAGATCGCGGCAGGCGCGTTCACCAAGACGATCAGCGAGGGCGACGCCCGAATGCTCGTCGACCACGACACCCGCCTGGTCGTATCCCGGGTGTCGGCCGGCAGCCTGCGCCTCGCGCAGGACAACGTCGGCCTGGCAGTCGACGCGGACCTCGACACCGAGCTGTCCTACGTCTCCGACCTCGTCGTGAACCTGCGGAACAAGAACATCACCGGGATGAGCTTCGGCTTCCGGGTCGTGAAGGACGACTGGGAGACCGTGAGCGTGGACACCTCCGAGGGCGCCATGGACGCCGAGCTCCGGGTGATTCGCGAGGTGCAGCTGTTCGAGGTGTCCGCGGTGACGTTCCCCGCCTACGAGGACACCGACGCTGGACTCCGCTCCGTCGGTGTCGCTCTGGCTGCGCGCGGTGATGCCGAGGCGTTCGACCGCAGGGCCGCGTACCGGCCCGAACTCAACGACTTCCGCCACGAGCCGGGCCCTGTGCCCACTCGGGGTGGTGACGCAACCCAGCCGGGAGAGACCACTGGGGGCCGTCAGGCGATGCGCATGGAGGCGCTCGCCGCCCGCTACCTGCTCGCGCGGTAGCAGCTCTCACAACCAACTCTCAGCCCCTCGCCGATGGCGGTGGGGCTCTTCGTGCTGGGAGGCACAATGCCCAACCTTCAGACCCTGCTCGACAAGCGCGCGCAGGCATGGGACAAGGCGCAGGAGTTCCAGTCCCGCGGCGACGACAAGCCGCTGTCCGCCGAGGACCGGTCCGCGTGGGACGCGGCCCTCGCCGACGTCGAGCAGCTGTCCAAGGACATCGAGACCGAGGAGCGGCACGCCCGCCTCTCGTCCGTCGACTACTCCCAGGTCATCGACGCCAGGGCCGACACCGAGGAAGCCGAGGAGGCCCGGACCCGCCACGGTGGCGACGAGGGCGTCAAGGCCTACACCGCGGCGTACCGGGCGTGGATGCGCGACGGCACGTCGGAGCTGTCCTCCGAGGAGCGCGCCACACTGCGCACCGGCTTCGTCGACGGCAAGGAGTTGCGCGCCCAGGGTGTCGCGACCGGCGCGGCCGGCGGGTACCTCGTGCCTCCGGAGTTCCGGGCGAAGATGGTCGAGGCCATGAAGTTCTACGGCGCGATGCGCGACGTGTCCGAGGTCATCACGACCCAGACCGGTGCGACGCTGCCGTGGCCGACGAACGACGACACCGCGAACGTCGGTGCGATCCTCGCCGAAAACTCCCAGGTCACCGAGCAGGACGTGACGATCGGGCAGGCCGACATCGGCGCGTTCATGTACACGTCGAAGCTGGTGCGCGTGTCCCTGCAGCTGCTGCAGGACGAGGCGTTCAGCCTGGAGTCGTGGCTGGCGCGCAAGCTCGGTGAGCGCATCGGGCGGATCCAGAACACGCACTTCACTACCGGCACCGGGTCCGCACAGCCGGAGGGTGTGCAGACCAACGCGGCGATCGGGAAGACCGGGGGCACCGGGCAGACGACCAGCGTCACGTATGACGACCTGATCGACCTGGTGCACAGCATCGACCCGGCGTACCGCACCAGCGGGCGGCAGCAGTTCATGCTCCATGACTCGACGCTGGCGTCGGTCCGGAAGCTGAAGGACGGGCAGAACCGTCCGCTGTGGGAGCCGTCGATCCAGGTCGGTGTTCCGGACGGGATCCTCGGCCACGGCTACGTCGTGAACCAGGACATGCCCGTCATGGCGGCGAATGCCAAGAGCATCTTGTTCGGCGACTTCTTCGCGGGCTACCTGATCCGTGACGTGCAGGACGTGCAGATGCTTCGTCTCGCCGAGCGGTACGCGGACTACCTGCAGGTCGGGTTCCTCGGGTTCGCCCGGGCGGACGGCACCCCGCAGGACACCGCCGCGTACAAGGCGTACCGCAACTCCGCCACCTGATCCGGCTGATCCGACTGAGAGAGGACGCAGACCATGGCGACCACGCCGAAGAAGGAGGGCACCGAATCGTCGGTGCTCCAGGACAAGCCGACCGCTTCCGCGGCCAAGGCCGGTGACCATGACCGGATCGTCATGGCGTCGCGTCGCGCGGACGGCAGCATGGACCAGACCGCGCCCGAGTTCATCGGGGACAAGGCCATTGCCATTGCCGCGGCCAAGGAGCAACTCGGCCAGCAGGCCGCGTCCGCTGTGGACGTGGCGGCGCGCGGGGTGTCCAGCACCCCGGAGGGCGCTGGTTCGTCCGAGCCGGACCCGGACGTGCAGGCGCTGAAGGACGAGCAGGACAAGGCCATCGCGTCGGCCGAGTCGCAGGCTGAGCGCGAGGTCCGCGACCTGCACCAAGGTCTGGGTGACTGACCCGTGGCCCGTATCCGCATGCTGACCAGCGTGTCGGGGCGGGGCTTCGCATGGGCGCCGGGTGAGGTCGTGGACCTGCCCGGCGCCGAGGCGGCCCAGTGGGCTGACGGTGTCCGTGCCGAGCTGGTACGCGACGAGCAGCCCGAGACCCCGGAGGCCGCGGCACGGCCGGAGCGCACGGCCCGGAAGCAGACCGGGCGCCGGCCGCGTACCGAGACCCGCACGAAGTAGAGGGGGCCGGTTGTGGCGTTGCTGACCCTGGACGAGGCGAAAGCCCAGCTGAACGTCCGGACCACCGCGTCCGATGTGGAGCTGCAGATGTACATCGACGCCCTGACCTCGGTCATCGAGGGGTACGTGGGGGTTGTCGAGGAGCGGGAGGTCACGGAGACCGTGACCGGGCAGGGCTCGGCCGTGGTACTGCTGCAGACACCCGTGCTGGCCGTAGCGTCCCTCACTCCGGTGCAGACCGGGGGAACGGCCGTGGACGTGGCCAGGCTGCACGTGGACGGCCCTTCCGGGGTGCTCGCCTACGCGGACCGCACGGCGTTCTCGTGCGGCCCGTGGACGGCGGTCTACACGGCCGGGCGCACCCCGGTCCCGCCCACCATCAAGCTCGCCGCGCTCCTCCTGCTCCAGCACCTGTGGCGCACGAAGAACGGCCCCGCCCGCGGCTCGGCTGGTGCCGACGACTACGCGGTGACCGAGCCTGTCCCCGGGTTCGGGTACGCGGTCCCGAACCGGGTGCTTGAACTGCTGGAGCCGTTCAAGTTGCCGCCGGGGATCGGCTGATGGCGACGTCTGCGGTGCACGCCGCGATTAACGCGATTGTCGTCCGGTTCGAGACCGCACCCGCCCTGGACGGGGTGAGAGTCATCGACGGGCCGCCGCCGTCCGCCACGTTCTCCGAGCCCGACCGGCTGTACGTCGGGTGGGCTCCGGGGGCCGAGCAGGCTGCCGAGCTCAGCCAGGAATTCGCCAGCGCCGGGGCCCGCCGCCGCGACGAGGACGGGCTCATCTTCTGCTACGCCGAAGCCCGCTCCGGGGACGAGGACATGGCCCTGTGCCGGGCCCGGGTCTTCGAGCTGCTGGCCGTCGTCGAGGCCGAACTCCGGGCGACCAGTCTCGCGCCGGACGCACCGACACTCGGCGGCGCCGTTTTGTGGTCCGAGGTGACCACCGGGTCCCTGATCCAGGAGCAAGGCCCGGACGGGGCCCTGGCCGGTCTCGTCTTCACCGTGGCGTACCGCGCCCGCATCTGATCACCACCAACCAGGAGGACAGCCATGGCGCGAGTGCGCTACATCGGCGCCGAGCCGGTCACCGTGCCGGAGCTCGGCGACCGCCGGATCGAGCCGGACGAAATGGTCGAGGTGCCTGACGGGCGCTTCGAGGGCTACGTGTGCCAGCCCGGGACCTGGGAGGCGGTCGAGGAGCCGAAGCCCGACGAGCCCGCCCCGAAGAAGCTGGCCCCCGCGGTGAAGCCGCCGGCCACGAAAACGGAGGTCTGACATGGCGATCGGATCGGGCCTTGGTGCCCAGGTCGGTATCGCGGCCGAGGCGTCCTACGGGACATTCCTCGCGCCCACGAAGTTCATCGAGTTCACGAAGGAAAGCCTTCAGCTCAAGAAGACCACCGCGCAGAGCGCCGGCATCGCGGCGGGGCGACTCGTTCCGCTCTCCAACCGCCGTGTGGTGACGCAGCGGCAGGCATCTGGGTCGCTGGAGATGGAGGTCACCACGAAGGCAATGGGCGTGCTGCTGCAGACGCTCATGGGCACGTCGGTGACCCCGGTGCAGCAGGTGGCGACCGCGGCCTATCTCCAGACGCACATCCTCGCGGACACCGCGGGTAAGAGCCTCGTCATTCAGAAGGGGGTCCCGCTCACCACGGGGACGGTCACGGACAAGACGTTCCTGGGCTGCAAGGTCATCTCGGCTGAGTTCTCGTGCGAGGTCGGCGGGATGCTCGTCGCGACGTTCGAGATCGACAGCAAGGACTGCGACGAGACGCAGACCCTGGCGGTCGCCACGTACCCGTCGATGAGCCCGTTCCACTTCGGGCAGATGTCCGTCAAGACGGGCGCCTACGGCACGGAGACCGCGCTCGACGGAATCCGCAAGGTGTCGCTGAAGATCGAGCGCGGCATGGCGGTGGAGCGGTTCTACGCCGGGCAGTCCGGGCTGAAGAAGGAGCCGATCAGCAACGACCAGGTCAAGATCACAGGAAGCCTCGAAGGCGACTACGTCTCGACGGTCCTTGACGACCTGCACACCAGCGACGCAGCCACCAGCTTCGTGTGGGACTTCACCGGCTCCCTCATCGAGGGCGTGCACAACGAGCGGATCACGTTCAAGGTCCCGGCCATCAGGCTGGACGACGCGCCGCCGACGGTCGAGGGCTTCGACGTCATCAAGCCCACGTACTCCTTCACCGGGCTCTACGACGGGACGAACCCCACGGCCATCGAGTACATGTCCACGGACATCACGCTCTGATCGGAGGCGGCCGTGGCCGTGTCCTCCTTCCAGATCCTTGGGACCGGCCAGCTCCTAGAGCTGCAACGGCGGCTCAGGGCGGCCGGTCACGAGAACATCCGCTCGTCTATGCAGCGGCGTATCCGGCGTGCGGCCGAGCCGCTGCGCAATGACCTGCAGTCCACGGTCCGCGGCCTGTCGATCCAGTCGGCTGGCCGCGGCGTGGGGAAGCGGGGCGGTCCGTCGCCGACGACGCGCCCGCTTCGGGCGTCGATCGCGCAGGCCATCCGGATCAGTGTCCGTACCGGCGGGAATCCCGGTGCTCGCGTGTGGCTCGACAAGGGCCTGCTCCCTCCGGACATTCCGATGGGTGTTGTGAACCGCCTGAACGAAGGCAGGTTGCGGCACCCGGTGTTCGGCAACAAGCGGCGCTGGGCTCAGCAGAACACCACCCCCCTGTGGTGGGACAAGACCGTGCGTAAGCACACCCCCCGTATGCAAGCCGAGGTGGCCCGCGTCCTGGACGACGTGCGCCGCCGTATCGAGTAGGAGCAGCCTTGATCATCGTGTACACGCCTGCGGGCGGGGAGCCGGAGCAGTACGACGCGCGGACGCTTCTGGCGTCGGAGGCGTCGATCGTGGCCCGGACCATCGACCAGAAGTGGCCGCAGGTCAAAGAAGGGCTGGTCGATGACGACCTGGACGCGATGCGCGCCGTGGTTTGGATCCTGAGGAAGCGCCAGACTCCGACGCTTCGGTACGGCGAGTTCGACCCGGGTGTGGACGAGATGGTCACCCGCTTCGACAAAACCGAGGTCGAGGGCTGGGTGGACAGGGTCTTCGGCCTGCTCGGCACCGACCCGAACGTCACAGTCGACACGGTCGTGGCGGCGCTGAGCGAGGTGCCGGACGTGGCCGCGGACCCGGACTACGCGCGGACGTACATCGAGAAGCGGCACGCCGAGGCGTCCGAGGGAAAAGACCCCGCGCCGGACGCCGAGGCGACGGGGTCCGTACCCGCGCGGACGAAATCTGCGAAGAAGACGTCCACGTCCTCCGCACCCAGTTCCTAGGGCTGTTCGCCCACCTCCTGCACATGTCGCCGGACGTCGTCGACCGGCAGCAGGTCGACGACTTCTACTCGCTCGTCTGCTGGCTCGACGCGCACCAGCAGGCCCAGCAGCAATCCGGAGGTGAGTGATGGCGACTCGCCTCACGTTCCTGCTCGACGCCCGTGACGGGGCCTCCCGCGTCATGGACCGGATCGGCGACAACGCAAACCGGCTCGGCCGGCGGATGCTGGCCGCGTCGATCAACGGGGACGCGGCGATGCGCCGCTTCGGGAACTCCACGACCCGGGCTATGGCTGGGCTGCAGCGGGACACCGACATCGGGGCGAAGGCGGCTGAGGCGCTGAAGGGCGCCCTGATCAGCCTGGCCCCGGCGGCTGTGCCCATGGCTGCGTCTCTCGCGCCGATCGCTCCGGCTGTTGGTGCGGCTGCTGTGGCGACCGCGGCGTATGCGGCGGCGCTGGGTCCGCAGGTCGTGGCGATGACCGAGGCGGCTGAGGCTGAGAAGAAGTACGCCGACGAGGTCGCCAAGTCGGGCAAGACGTCTGAGGCTGCGGTCCAGGCGCAGATGGAGTACGTGCGTGCAGTGGCGGACATGCCGCCGGCCACGCGGCGTGCGGCAGCTGGGCTGTCGGTGCTGAAGGACGAGTACAAGCAGTGGTCGGACTCGCTCGCCGAGGACACGATGGGCCCGGTCACCAAGGGCATGGCCATCTTCACCGCGCTCCTGCCGCAGACCACCGGGCTCGCGAAGGGTGCGTCCGCACAGCTCGACCGCATGATGACGATCCTGGCCGGTGGGATGTCGTCCCCGGGCCTGGACGGGCTCAACCAGCGGTTCACGGACTTCGCAACGAACACCCTGTCCCGGGTCAACTTGGCCTTGGTCAACCTGATGCGGAACACCGACACCGGCAAGGTCGGCGGCGGTGTCAGCGAGTTCATGGACTACGCGCGGGCTCAGGGCCCGGTCGTCGCGGACACGCTGCGCAACCTCGGCCAGGCGCTGATGAACGTCCTGAACGCCACGTCCGAGGTCGGCGTGGGCATGCTCCAGGTCGTCAACGGGCTGGCCGGCATCGTGGCCGCAGTCCCGCCCGGGACCATCGCGACGATGCTTCAGCTGGCCATCGCCATCAAGGCGGTCCGTCTGGCGGCCGTGGGGCTGGCCGCAGGGCGCGCGGCGGTCGCTGCGTTCGGCGCGTCGCTGGTTGCGATGCAGACGGCTGCTGCTGCGGCACCGGGCCGTATGGCTGCGGTCACCGCGGCGTGGGGCGCCATGTCCCGCGGGGCACGGCTGGCTGCTGCTGGTACGGGTGTGGGGCTCCTCGTCATCGCGATGATGGAGCTGTCGCAGATCGGGAAGAAAGCCCCGGCCGACATTGACAAGCTGACCAGCAGCCTGGGTCAGTTCGCCGAGTCGGGGAAGGTCGCGGGCGAGGCGGCTCGCCTGTTCGGGGCGGACCTCGGGGGTCTGGTCACCGCGCTCAACGTGGTGCCGCAGCGTGGTCAGGATGTCGACGCGTTCTTCAAGAAGTTCAAGGACAACCCGACGTCGATCAAGGACGCGAAGAAGCAGGTCGAGGCGCTCGACAAGTCATTGGCGTCGATGGTGTCCAGCGGGAAGGGCGACCTCGCTGCGTCGGCACTGGCCCGGATCAAGGCCGAGATGGTCGGCGCCGGCATGTCGACGGCGGGCCTGAACGGGAAGCTCACCGAGTACAACGACGCGTTGGCCGCAGCAGCGTTTGAGCAGCAGCTCGTTGTGCAGTCCATGGGCCTGTTCGGTGCTCAGGCGCAGCAAGTGCAGGAGAAGCTCAACGCACAGAAAGCATCGGCGGACGGGCTGCGCCAGTCGATCGCAGCACTGAACGATGCGCAGCGTCAGGGCCTCGGCGGGATGATCGGGTTCGAGGCGGCGATCGATGCCGCCACGGAGGCGATCAAGGGCCACGAGTCCGCTCTATCCATGACGGGCGGCAGGCTCAACCTCAACTCGGAGAAGTCCCGCGAGGCGGCCACCGCGCTCAACGATCTCGCGGCGAAGACCGACGAGGCGGCGGCGCAGGCCCGGGAGTCGGGGGCGTCGTGGGAGACGGTTAACGGGATCTATGCCCGGGGCCGTGCGGCACTGATCCGGTCTGCGGACGCTATGGGGTTGAACCGGTCGCAGGCGGCGGCCTTGGCCGATCAGATCCTGAAGACGCCGGACAAGACGGCGAAACTCAAGGGCAACTTGGAGGACCTGGAGGGGAAGCTCGCCACGGCGAAAGGCAAGCTGGCGAAGCTGCCTGACTCGCGGCAGGCGAAGGTGCGGGCGGAAATTTCCGACCTGCGAAACAAGATCGCTCAGGCGCAGGCGGCCCTCGCGAACCTGCGGGACCGGTCAGTCACGATCACCACCCGGTACGTAGTCGTTGGTGACGGTAGCGCGGCCCGGAAGTCCGGATCGCACGGCTCGCAGTTGAAGGCCGAAGGCGGGCTGATTCACGGCCCCGGTACGGGCACCTCGGATGACGTGCCGATCTGGGCGAGCAACGGCGAATTCATGGTCAAGGCCAAGGCCGTGGCCAAGTACGGCGTGTCCTTCCTGAAGATGGTGAACGAAGGCCGCCTGAACATGGCGGGTGCCGTGCGCGGTGGCGGGTCTGCCATGGCTGCGTCGGTGTCCGGCGCGGGTGGTGGGCTGGCTGGCGCTGGCCAAGAAGCGGGGCGCGGCCTGTCCGTGGGCCTGCGTGCGGCGGCTGCCGGGGTGGGCGCTTCGGCGCGCGTCATGGCGGCTGCGGTGACGGCGGGTGTACGGGCAGAGCTGGAGATTGCGTCTCCGTCAAAAAAGATGAAGGCCCTGATGAAGGATGTCGGCAAGGGCATCATCATCGGGTTGACCGGCACGAAGGCGCAGATCGCAGCTACGGCGAAGGATCTCGTCAAGGACATCTGGGCTGCGTGGAAGGGGACGGGCAGCAAGAAGGATTCCCACCTCGTCGCGATGGTCACGAAGGACACGAAGAAGCTGCATTCCCTGGCCACGGCCCGGGACAAGCTCGCGTCGAAGATTGCGACTGCCCGGCAGTACGCCCTTGATGTGGCGGCGAATGCCCGGCAGGGGGCCGAGCTTGGGAACCTCGGGATCGACGAGGAGAACGTCTCGGCCGGCACGATTCAGGCGGGGTTGTCGGAGAAGCTCGCGCGGATCAAGCAGTTCACCGTGTACATTGCCGCCCTCGCGAAGAAGGGCCTGTCGAAGGAACTGCTGCGGCAGGTCCTCGCGATGGGCCCGGACTCCGGGTACGCCTACGCCAGCGCCCTGATGGGCATGGGCAACAGCGCCCTGCGGCAGATCAACATCACCAGCGCGCAGGTGTCCTCGGCGGCCACGTCTCTCGGGGTGTGGGGTGCCGACTCGATGTACGACGCGGGCACCCAGGCGGGCAAGGGCTTCCTGACTGGGCTCATGGCCCAGGAGAAGGCGATCGAAGCATCCATGCTGAAGATCGCGAAGTCGATGCAGAAGGCCATCAAGAAGGCGTTGGGCATCAAGAGCCCGTCGCGTGTGATGGCGCAGCTCGGCCGGTACACCACAGAGGGCCTGGCCGTCGGCATGCGCGAGCGGTTGCCCGTTCTGGACGGTGCGCTCGCCACGGTGGCTGGTCGGGTCGCTGCCACGCAGCCGGTCATCGGCCGGCCCGCGGTGGTCGGGGCTGGGGCTGGTGGCCCGGTCTACCACATCAGCATCGAGGTGCGGGACGCCATGGACCCGGTCGCGGTGGGCCGGGAGCTGGAGCGTGTGATGACCCGGTTCAAGCGCGGGCAGGGGAGGTAGCAGTGCCGATCCTGGTGGAGGCCGGGTGGGGTGGTCTGGTCCAGTACCCGTGGAGCATCACGTGGACGGACATCACGGATCGCGTCGACATGGTGCAGGGGGTGGCCATCACCCGGGGTGCGTCGGACGAACGCAGCGAGACGCAGCCCGGGTCCGCCACCCTCACCCTGGACAACGCGGACGGGGCCCTGACCCCGGGGAATCCGAACTCCCCGTACTACCCCTACGTGCGGAAGAACTCCCCGATCCGGGTCAGCATGGCGGTCATGCCGGCCCGGACCGGGGCGGCACCCTGGCCGCTGTCGCAGATGGGCGATAGCTTCGACAGCACGTCAGGGCTCTGGGCGTCCTTCACTGGCGGGGCCTCGGTGACCGGCGGGCGGGCGCGCATCCCCCTCACCCCAGGGGTCACGTCGACGATGGTGTCGGCCCGGCAGTGGAAGCTGCCCGGGGCGAGCGTCTGCGCCCGGCTGACCACGGTGCCCACCGCGAACGGCAGCAGCGTCAGCCGCTCGAACTTCTTCGTCGAGAGCACCACCGCTGGCACCCGGCTGGGCTGGCAGCACAACGTCAGCACGGGCAAGCTCCGCGCCGTCAACCTCGTCGGCGATGTCGACGGGGCCCCGACGGACCTCGACTTCTCCGCCATCGATCACCGGTGGATGCGGATCCGGGAGACGTCCGGGCTCGTCTACTGGGAGACGTCGCCGGACGGGTGGGACTGGACCGTGCGCCGCACCCTGGCCACCCCGGCCTGGGTGACGTCGCAGTCCCTCGTCGTCAGCCTCAACGCCACCCGCACCGGGGGCACCGGGGACTACGCGGAGTGGGACCTCCTCGGCGCCCAGGTGCGGCCCCGCTTCTACGGCATGGTCAACGAGTGGCCCGTCGAATGGGAGGGCCTCTACTCGAAGGTCACCATCAGTGCGACGGACCTGTTCAAGCGCCTCAACCGCCTGCCCGAGCTCCGGTCGATGCTGGGCATGGAGGTGCTGACCAGCGACACCCTGACCGGCCTGTACTCCTTCCTCGCCGCGTACTACCCGCTGTCCGAGGACGCGGGGTCCACGTCGGCCGGGTCAGTCGCCGGGGGCTCGGCCGGGGCGCTGGCCGTCACCCAGGTCGGGGCCGGCGGAACGCTGGAGTTCGGGACCGACGGTGTGCCCGAAACCGGGGAGACCGCGGTGACGTTCACCCCTGCATCGTCGGCAGCCGGGAAATATCTGGTCGCTGACCTGGGGCCGCAGACGGCGAGCGACACCACGACGTGGATGCCGATGCTGGAGGTGTGGTTCAAGACGTCCACGGTGTCCCGGGCCATCTGCGGGCTGTACGAGCAGGGCCTGGATCACGAGCTTGCGTTCGTCCTGAACGCGTCCGGTGTCCTGCAGATCGAGCACACCGAGTCAGGTGAGCCGCGCGTCGTCACGGCCACGTCCACCGGGAACCTCGCTAACGACACGTGGCACCACCTCGTCTACGACGGGTCCCTTCTGCGGATCTACGTGGACGGGGTGGCGGTCGGCGGGTCGCTGGCGGTGACCAGTTCTCAGAACCTGCGGTACCTCCACGTTGGCGGCTACCGGGGCGCGAGGCTCTTCACCGGGCAGATCGCCCACGTTGCCCTGCATGTGGCGCAGGGCCCGGCGGGGGCGGTGTATGCCGCGAACTACGGGGCGTCCACCGGGTACTCCGGGGAGTCCGCGGACTCGCGGGTCGAGCGCCTCGCCCGGTATGCCGGCCTGTCGTCGGTGACGATCCTCGGGTCCACGCACGATCAGGTCGCATCCCAGGGTCCGGCAGGGTCGGGGGTGGTGGCCCGGCTGCGGGAGGTCGAGGCCACGGAGAGCGGCAGGCTGTACGGGGAGCGGGACTACTTCGGGTTGGCGTACCAGTCGCGGGATGTCCGGTATAACCCGGACCCGGTCGACGAGGTGTTCACCATCTCGTATGCCGATCTGGAGCCGGGGCTGCAGCTGGCCGACGATGACCAGAAGCTGGTCAACGAGGTGGAAGCGTCGCGCCCTGGTGGGGCGACGCAGACCGTGACCGCGCCCGCGTCCGTGCTGGCGTTCGGGTCGTACCCGCAGCAGCTGAACGTGCTGAAGACCACCGACCTGAAGGTGGCAGACGCCGCGTACTGGCTGGTGTCCCGGTACGCGAACCCGGACCCGGAGATCCGGGAAGTCCCCGTCGAAGCGGCAACGATGGCCAGCTACCTGGACATCCTCGACGCGGACATCAGCTCGTACTTCACCGTGTTCGATCTGCCGTCGCAGGCCCTCGCCTCGTCCGCGCGGGTCACGGTCGAGGGCTACACCGAGACGATCAAAGAGCAGTCCCACGAGATCCAGTTCCGCACCAGCACCAGCGCCCGTGACTCCGTCTGGATCCTCGGCGACACCGTGTACGGGGTCCTGGGATCCACCACGAGACTCGCGTACTAGCGAATGGAGCCCCGCATGCCCATCCCTGTCGTGAGGGCCGAAACGTTCTACCTGCCGCCCCCGCCGCGCCGCGGATACCCGACGGTCGACTGGTCCGGTGTCCCGGCCGCCGAGCTGGTCTACCGGTACATGGAGAACCGCACCGGGCGGCGCCTCCTCCCGCCCACCGACACCGTCGACCAGACGTACTACGCGCGGATCAACCAGAACCGGTGGATCTCCGACTGTGTGTGCGGGTCGGCTGCCGTCGTGTCCCCGACCGACCCGCGGTACGGGTGCACCGAGTGCGGCTACGGCTGGTGCGCCCTTGTGTTCCCCGACGACGTGGAGACGGTCGAGGCGGAGATG